TTATTTTTGGGGCAGAAATGGGGCAGAACTCGGGGTTTTTTGTCCGCCTTTGTCCGTTTCGTAGCCAAGCATTTTAGAAACCTGATCGGCCATATTCGGCGTGTCTGTGTGTATCCAGCGGCCGTAGTGCTTCTTCACCATCGTTGTATCGGTGTGCCCCAGTTGGCGGGCAACCCATTCAAGGCTTACGAAGTTTGAAAGCATCTGGCTGGCGAAGGTGTGTCGGCATTGGTTGGGGCCGCGATGCCGGACTTTTGCCCGGGCCAGGTGGCCTTTGAACCAGCGGCGAAGACTGCCATCGTTCCACGCCAGATTGCTCAAGCCGTTACGGAACACCAGGCGGAGCGTATCGTCTTTCACCGTTACGTTGTCTCTCTGTTTCACCTGGATGATCACGGGGGGCAGCATGAACGTGGATGCCTGTTGTCGCTTCAGCCAGTACTTTGCTGGCTCGATTAGCTCCACTCTGCGAATGCGCGCGCGTTCTTTGGGAACCTTGAATTCACCATCGACCCTGGCGCGGCGAACATGGATCACCCAGTCCACTGTGTCGACATCATCCCAAGACAGGGCGATCAATTCAGAAACCGACAACCCGCACCAGCTGGCGAACATGATCATGTTGATGTCTTGCTGGCGCATGGTTTTTACAGATTGGATACGCTCGAGTTCCTGGAGAGTGAAGGGGTCTGCGTAGTCGTCGGTTTCGTCTCGCTCAACATTCGGTATTCTGTCGAGCGGGTTGGTTCTGATGATGCCGTCTTCGAACGCGCTGGACCACACGCCGCGAACAACCGTGAAGGTGTCATTTACTGTTTTCGGGCTAAGGCCCTGGTTAAGCAGCTCTGCCTGGAATAGTTCGATTTCGGATTTCGGTATGTCTGCTATTCGGCGGTGTGGCCACTTTGTCAGCACGTGCTGTGCCTTTGATTTGTAGCCTCGGAAGGTACTGGCAGCTTTTTTTTTCTCCTGAACAGCCAGCCACTCTTTCACGCCATCCGTAACCAGTTTGCCCATGTCCGGGCCGCCCCATCCTGAAAAGAGTGCTGCCCGTTTTGAATCTGGAAAGTGCGTGGCGTAGTCGAACCTGCCTTCTTTTATTTCGGTTTTGATGACCTTCAGCTTGTTGTCTGCGTAGGCAATTGTGCGTTTATCGATTTTGGCAATGCCTTTCAGGGGTTCCCTGCAGCGTTTGCCGGCGAACATGAATGAAATACGCAACTGCTTACCGTGAATTTCCACGCCTTTTGGCAGCTTTTCGAGCCCTTTGGGTAGTGTCACACCTTGCCCTCAAACCAGTTTTCAATTTCTGATGGGTTGTATATGACGCGGCGGAGAGGGTCAAACCGCCAGTGCTTCTCTTCAAGCCAGATACCACGTTCACGGTACTTTCTAGCCATCTCGGGTGTGATTCCGAAAAGCGGGAACAGCAGACGGTCGCGCACCCATTTGCCGCGTTGAACAGGTACAGTTTCGAGTTTTTCTGCAGCGCTCATAGTGGTCACCTCACTACTTGTTTTGGGTTGGGCAGGCCTCTGAGGCACTGGTGGTCTGGGCCCATGTCGAAGGGGCAGTTGCAGCCGGGGTAGGTGCACGGTTCGGCGCATCGGTTGCAGGCGCACCCGTTGCCTGGCCCGATGCATTGGCTCGTCGCTGCCACCTGCGCCTCGGCGCGCTCCGCCAGATCACACAGCGCAGAAATCTCCCGCATTTGCACTGCAGGCCAGCCGTCCGGAGTGTGGTCTTGCTCAAGACTGCGCATTCTCTCTATCAGGTCTCGCATCACTCACCTCCCTGCAGAGCTTTTGCCCTGTCTGCATTGGTCTGGGTCAGTGGCCGCCACTCAAAATCACCTTCACGGATCACGGCTTCCTGGTCTTTGCACTCGCACTCGATGCCGATCAGGCTTTCGTTCACCGGCATCCAGTAGTTGCGGATAATGCTGCTGTGGTTGTCTTCCTTGGCGCCTTCCATGCCGAATTGTTTGCACACCAGCTTTGCCTCTGCCAGTGAGCAGCGCCGGGGCTGGGAAAAGGGGCCTTTGGTTTTGCTGATCGATACGTGGTATTCCGGGCCGATTTCCTGCTCGGCTACTTCCACGGCGCTGATGACGTACAGATCAAGGCGGGCGTGGTAGAAGCCGATGGCGGGATAATCGGTTTCAATGGCTACTTGGAAAGCGCGCCAGGCTGGGTTGTTGGGTAGTTTGGGTTGGAGTACGGATTGCATCACAGGCCTCCAGATTTGATGGCGCTTTCTGCCATTCGCTTGTAGATCTGCTTGCAGGTGGTCCATGGCACGGTAACTTTCTGTTCGTACTCGATACCGCCCTGGCATACCTCGCAGTCGTCGTCGGCACCTGTATCGATGCATTCACCGCATTCCGCCTGAATGGCGAATTCGAACTCACCAATGCAATCAGCCTTCATTTGGTTGGTTACCAAGGGCCGGCTGTTTCTCGGGTCTATTGGGATGAACGCGTTAGCGCCTGGTTGTTCGGTGGCATCGCAGAAACCCTGGCAATACATTCGCCATTTTGTTTGAAGGCCTTCTTGCACATATAGGCCGTTCTGATCGCGCTCGTTGCTATATCCTCGGGGCTCTATTACTGCTTTCTCAAATTCGGCCCGGACCTGTTCCTTAATTGTGGTTAGGTGTGGCATCAGTTACCTCCTGCAGCATGCTGCTGAATTTGCACTGGACGGTGGATTTCGCGGCACAGCTCAGCCATGGGCGGAGGGCTTACCGAGTTTCCAACGAACAGCACCTGCTTGGTTTTGCTGAACCGGCGGCCATCGGCGCCGCGGTCGATGACGTAGTTGGGCGGGAAGCCCTGCGCGTTGTAGAGTTCGCGCGGGGTGAGCATGCGCAGGCCGATATCGACGATGACGAACGGCTGGCCTTTGATGGTGACGGTAACGAGTGCCAGGCGGTCTTTGGTGGTGATGGTGCCCATGGGTTTGCGCAGATCGCCCCATTGGCCACCCTCGCTGTAGTAATGCATCAGGAATGCGGCCACACGCAGGGCGCCGGCTTCCTGTTCCGGTGACAGTGTGCATTCCACCAGGGCGTGGTGCTCAGCTCCGGCGGTGATGGTGGGCAGCGGATCGTTGGCGCTGCGTCCCACGCAGTTGTTGCGTAGGGTTGCCATGAAGGCGGTTACCAGCTGCTGCTGACTGCCACGGTTGGTGATGGTCGACATTGGCTTTCGCAGATCGTGACCTGGTGTAACGTTAAAGCCGCCATTCATCTGGGCCATATAGGCTGTCGCAACAGCGTGTTTCACACCGCCGGCAACCACAGTGCCCAGCGGCTTCTCGATATCCAGGCACCGGGGTGATTGTCCTTTTCTTTCTCCATACCCGGTCTGCACCAAAGTCGGGGCCACCAGAGAAAAGGTCCCTCCCTTTGGCCAGGCCGTGATCGTGCGAAGCGGCTCCTTTACTGAATGCACAGAATCGCCAGAGCCATAGTTGGCAATGGGCACGATGAACGGATCTGCTTCAGTCAGCACAAATTTATGAATGCCTTTGGCAATCCGGCGTAGGGTGTTGTCGGCCAGCGGGCGCTTTCGGGTGAAGATGCTGGGTACCGGAATGCGCCAGTCGATGCTATCTGCTGCGGTTACCCACTTTTTCTGGCCGGCTTTCGGGTGTTGGGCGTGGGTTGGTTTTGGCCAGGTAATGGGTTGGCCGTCACATCGAGCAATCAGAAACAATCGTTCGCGGGTCGTGCCGGCGCCGTAGTCGCAGGCTCGTAGGGTTCGCCACTGAACCTTATAGCCCATGGCCCGCAGGCCCTGAATGAAGTGCTGCCAGTTGTGGCCTTTGCGGCGTTTGTCTGGCACCAGGTATTGATCCTGCACAGGTACCCGTTCACCTGGCGCGGCAACGGTGCGATCCAGTTTGATCACGCGGCCGGTTTTCGCGCAGCGTTTTGCCACCAGTGGAGACCAGTGCATCATCTGTTCAACGTTTTCCATGGTGATGATGCGAGGGCGCACCCGGCCAGCCCACTTGTGGATTACCCATGCCAGCGACCGGATTGCTTTCTTGCGAGGCTGCCCGCCGGCGGCCTGGCTGTGGTGGGTGCAATCTGGTGATGCGTGCAGGTGGCCGATGGGCCGGCCATCGAACTCGGCAATCACCTGTCGAGGGTCTACCTCGAACACGTCGCTGATGAAATGGCGTGTGCCCGGGTGGTTTGCTTCGTGCTGGCTGATGGCGTCCGGGTTGTGGTTGATGGCGAAGTGAACCGGCTGATCAGTTCCCAGTTCATAACCGGTACTGGCTCCGCCACCGCCGGCGAACAGATCGCCATTGATCTCGCCTTCAAAGCTCAGGCCGTACTGGGTTTTGAATTCGCGTTTGCGAATGGCGGAAACCTTGCTCATCGGGCGGCCTTCAGTTCGAAATCCGGGTTCATGGCGTAGCGGTCCATGGCCACTTCTGTGATCACACCTTCGCGGGCGAGGCGTTTGCAGCGGCTGGCGCTGATGGTGCGGCCGTTTCGGGCGTCTTTGTATGGCAGGCCTTCGATGGCTGCACGGCGAACGGTGGTGTGAATGCGCAGGTGTGCGCCGTCCTGCAGGGCGCTGATGATGTCTTTCATGGCTCTGTCGTCAGCGCGCTTGCTGGTGGATGCTGGGCTTTCGCCGGTTTCGGTGGCCATGGGCTTGGTCTCCACTGTGTTTTTATTGGTGGGGTTGAGGTGATTCACCACCAGTTCGATTTCCGCCCAGACCGCCTGGCGTACTTTGTGGCACCAGCGGAACACGGTGCCGGGGATTGCCAGGCCACGGTTGGCGTCTCCAATCAGGGCCTTGGCAATTCGGTAGGCTTTGATCAGGCGGTTCAGGCGGGCGGTGATCATTGGGTGGCCTCCGGGTACTCGTCCCAGATGCGACCATCGAGGCGGCGGCCCGCGTGTTTTTTGCCAGCCCAGCCCATAAACGTTCCGTCCTCAAAGGAGTGCTTTCTTCCTCGAATGGGCACACCTTCCGATTGGCCAAGGACTGGCAACCACTCTCCCCATTGCTTGAACAGGAACGGCACACCGGCGGATTGGCATTGGTTGCGGAGATTGCGGGCCCAGTCTGGGTGCATTGGGCGGGCGTGTGTGCCGGATTCTCCACCAACGACTACCCAATGAAGATTGCCGCTCACTTTGCTTGGATATGGCAGGGAAGACAGGTCCACTGGGCCGAGTAGAGGCTCGGCGCTGATCCACCGGACAGCAGCCGGCGTGTTCAGCAGTTGCGGTATGCGATGGTTTGCTGTTGCCTGATCTTCAACACTCACGCCAAGCCAAAGGTTGTCCAGTGGCCAGCAGCCCTTGATGTCTACAGTTAAGCCGGCACCGCCATCGGGCAGAAGTTCGGAGGCCTTCTGTGCAAGGAAGAACGGAATCCAATGGTCTGTTCCAAGCTGGGACCGTGCTTGAGGGCTGTCGAAGTCTTTTCGCTCCGGGTGCTGGTCGATCCACTGGAAGAACTCAAGCATCCGCTCTGGCCGCTTGGTGAGCACCTGGAATGTGTGCCATGAGGCGGCGGCCATGATTCCAAAAATGCCGGCAATGGTTTCAAACGAAACGGCTGGGTGAAACAGATCACTCATGCTGTTCACAAAAATCGTCCTCGGTTTGCTCCACCGGCATGGCTCAGCCAGTTTGTGCTCGAGCAGCTTCACCTCTCCATTCCACTGGCCACCTTTGGCGATCAGTCCCTCATAGGGTTCACCTGGGCCCTTGAATCGGTTGGCCACGGTTTCCGCGTAGCAGTGGCGGCATCCTTCGCTGACTCGGGAGCAACCGCGTATTGGGTTCCAAGTAGCTTCGGTCCACTCAATCCCGGTTTTCTGTCCCATTGGGCACCTCCCCAATACTATTCAACGCCTTCCTCGCGGCCCGCAGCATGGCCTGGCGGTGAGATTTCTTCTCGATGCCTTTGTGGTTCATCATTACCAGGAGCTGGGTGACTTCACCGATGGTGTCCACCGGGTCACGTTCTGCTCGGGCGTCCATGGTGATGGCACAATCGCTGGCGCTGGTGTTGATCAGGGCCGTCATTCGGGCTTCTACCTGGCGGTAGATTTCGGGGCCGGTGGGTTCCGGCTTGGGCTGATCAATTCCGTCTTCCCGCAGGCCTTCTTCAAAGTCCTGCTTGGTGCAGGGTTCGATGCTCATGCCGCGTGCTCCTCGGTTTTCAGGACTTTGCCCTCTGCCAGAACTTGCTTCAGCCAGTCGGCGTACTTGGAGAGCTTGGCCAGTCTCCGGTGGTAGATCTTCGCCAGGTTGTCTGGGTACAGGTCTTCGAACTCCAGGCTGACGTCCACCTTGTTGAGATAGGTGTAGCCGTTGCCACTGTTGTATTGGGTGTCCGCTGGCAGGGCTCTGGCGGTAAACATGCGCACGTGGCCGCTCATGTCTACAAAGGCATGGGCCAGGCCCAGTTCAGAGATCAGGGCGCTGAGCCGGAGAATTTCGCAGGCCTTCTCGTGCAGGCCGGCGGCCATTTGTTGCACGTTAGCTTTTTCTTGAGTGGCTTCCATGGTGTTCACTCCTGCGTTAAGCCGCGTTCGGCCGGTAGTCGGCCATGGCCTGGATGAGTGCCAGGGTGGTTCGGCAATCGGTGAGGGCGCGGTGGGCGTTGCCGCTTACCTGGATGTTCATTTGCCAGGCGGCGTTTTCCAGTGATTGCCATTTCCACTGGTTGCGGTTGTCGTCCCATTGGCCGTGGAATCGGGCGTAGTTGTGCATGGCGCAATGGGCATTCATGCGTGGCGTGTATTTGCCGTGCAGGCGGGCGCTCTGGTCGATCAGACGGGTGTCGAAGTTGGCGTTGAACATCACCACGGTGCGGTTGTGGATGATGCCAGCCAGATCGGGCAGTATCTGGTCGAAGCTCGGGGCACCGGCGGTGTCTTGCAGGGTGATGCCGTGCACGCGCTGGGCTTCAAAGCTGATGTCTCCCAGTGGGCGCACCAGGGTGTCCAGCAGCACGTTGCCTTCGCAGTCGAGGGCGCTGATTTCTACGATCTCGTCTGTGGTGCTGAGGCCGGTGGTTTCGGTGTCGATGATGATGGCGTTGTCCTGTAACCAGAACCGGGCCATGTCTGCGGCTAGTTGTTTTACGCTCATGCTGTTCTCCTTTTGTGCATCCGGCAGGGCTCTGGTGCAGAACCCTCTCGGATGCGCCCCGTGGGGCGCGTGGGTTACCGGTGGTCGAACTCGCCTACGAAGGTGCGAACTTCGGAATCCTCAAAGCCGGAGCGCAGTTTCTCTTCCAGCTCTTTGGCCATTTCTTCCTGGGCGGTTTCCAGGCGCACGATGCGGGCGCTGATCTGGGGCTTTTCGCCGGTGATCAGGCTCAGGCGCACGGTGAAGGTGCGTTCCTGCAGGCCTTGGTAGGGTTCGCAGGTGAATTTCAGGAAGGCGGGCAGCTGGTCTTTGTGCTTGGCTTCCACTTCGGCCATAGCGCTGCGGCGGCTGCTGAAGGTTTGTTCTTCGCTGGTAGCTTCTGCGTTGGTACCGATGGTGATCCGGCGAATCGAAGCAACGGCTGTGTTCAACGGCAGAATGGTGCCGTCCTCGGTAATGGCCTCAATGTGGTCTACCCAGTCTTCCAACCACTCCGCCATTTGGCGCTGGTCGAATCGGTCGCCATTGATCTTGAGCAGTTCCTGGAAGGCTTCGGTTTTCAGCAGGCTGAGTTTGGCCTGGTGGTCTCCGTGGCCGGGGTTGTCGACATCACCCAGATTGAAAAAGGCGATGGCGCGCATGGCCTGGGGGTTGATGAAGCAGGGAAAGTTTTCGACCGGGAATTCGTTGTAGCCGTCTACGGTGCCTTTGACGTATTCCACGAATTCGCTTATCAGGTTGGTGCTCATGGTGCCCCGGTACCGGCGGCGGTTTTCCAGATACTGTTCCAGATCGGCGACTCTCACGCCTTCGGGTAGGGCGATGGTGCTGCCTTCTGTCTGTTGCTGGAGGAACGTTTGAATGGCTTCCACTTGCACGATCTTGGTGTATTCGTGCAGGGCGCTGTTGTCTTGCATTACAGATTCCATGTATTTCTCCTTGGGTTAGGTTTGAGGGCGGAGGGGCTTAGTGCCCCTCGCTGTCCTTCTCCGGTTCAGCCACCTGGCCGCGTTTGTCGAAGAACTGGTGCTGGTTTTCAGGCAGGGAGGTAAGGCGGCCACCAGCGTTCACGTGCATGTCGCTGTCGGTGGTCTCTTCCTCGGTGATTTTTCCTTTCGATGTGGGCACGGTGAAAGCCAGCTTGTGCTTCACCAGAACCTTATTGGCGTTGCCGAGGCGCTTCAGATCGAAGGTGAGGGTGAGTTTTCCGGCCTTGTCGTGGTCGATTACGCCGCCGGCAATTTCGGACAGTGCTCGGCCTACCTTTTCGGTAAACACTCCCGCGTCCAGGTCGTTGATGAATTGGGCTGTATCAGTCAGTCGGTTGCTCATTGGACTATCTCCGGTTGGTTGCTCAGTTGCTTGCCAATCCTCTCTACCTCCCGGCCCACCAGAGCACTGAGGCCCCGGCGGGTGGGGTAGTAACGCTGGGCGGCCAGCAGTTCGTGGCACAGGTGCAGGGCCTGTAGGGGGTCAGCCGCGGTGGCTGTCTGGATCTCGATCCTGAGTTCCAGGTCTGACAGGCGCATCAGCGCTGCCAGGTTGTGGGTTTTGGTCAGGCAGGCGCGGGGCATTAGTGCTGGTCCTCCAATGCCTTGCGTCGCATGTCTCGAATCTGCAGGCACAGTTCGCGGTGGCTGATGCCTGGGGCAGTAGCGCCGGCGGCCTGTCGGATTTCTTTCAGCCACAGAAGCGCTTCGCCGTACTGCTGGCCCTGCTTGGCTGCAAGGCGCGTTGCGTGCTCCAGATGCCGAGCGGCTTTATCGAAGTGAACCGCCAGTTCATCAAAGGCCGTTTCCAGCTCTTCCCGGCTGAGGTCTGCAGTGCTTTTGTGTTCAGTCATGGCTGGTGTCTCCCCAGGCGGCCATTACCGGTTCCATCTCGCTGTGGGTGAGCAGCTGCCGGATGCTGGCCTGGCCTGCGATGATGAAATTCAGCAGGTGGCGCACGGCAAAGTTCAGTTCCCGCTCAAAGAACCCCAGTTCATTCAGGTCCTGGTGGTACTGGCCGGGGCTCCACAGGGACAACAGAAAGCGGCCTGCCCGTTTGGCGTCGCTGGTGTCTTTCATGGCTTCGTTCAGCAGGGTGATCAGCGCCTGGCGAACGGCTGGGGGCCGGGTGTGAAGGTCTAGCCAGGTGAGTCGGTTTTCCTGTTCCGGCCGGTTCCCGCCACTCACGAACTGCGATGGGAATTCGGCGCGGCCCGCCGGGGAGCTGGAGCACGAGCCAGGTTGTTGTGCGTTGGCAGAGAATGCGGTTCTGTTTGAGTTCATGGGTGTGCGTCCTTTCAACGGTGGTGGTTGTAATCAGCCAGACGGACAACAGGCTGAGAATCAGTAGCGCGAGGGTGTACGCCATGGGGCTGGTCCTCCGGCGTGGGTTTGCGTTCCGGCTCCGGGCGGTACTGCAAGCCCTTGCCGATGGCGGCCAGCGCCTGTTTCAGCTCGGCTACCGGCACGTTGTCTGGGATGGTCAGCGTTGCCATGGCGGTCTCCTTACAGCCTCCGCAGGGTGGCCTGGCCACGTTTGATCAGGGCACGGATGGCGTTCAGGTCTCCGCTGTAGGCCGCGATGGTGCGCTTGGTGCGGGCTTCGGCCTCGGCGTGGTTGCCCTTCGGGAACAGCTGCACGTGGCTGGTGATGGCATCTTTCATTTCTGCAGGCTTGCCGTTGAGCTTGCGCTGCCAGATGAGTTGCCAGCTGGCCAGTAGCTGTTGGGTGGTGGGGCGTGTTTCGTTGTGCATTAGTGCGCTGCTCCTTCGGCTTGTTTATTGGCATTGGCAATTTCCACCTCGAACTGCTGGGCCAGCCACTTGATGCCTTCGTCGGTAACGTGGGGCGTGGCGTACACCTTCTGGCCCAGGGTGGGGTGTTGGTACTGCTTGAGTTCTGTGGTGAACAGCCCGCGTTGCACGTAGCAGCGGTAGGGCAGGTTGTTGTTATTGAGCACCTTGCGGGCACGCAGGGCGCGGTAGAGTTTTTGCGGCCCGAGATTGAGCATGCGGGCGGCTTCGTGAAGTGGGGTGGTTTGCTGGCTCATGCGGCACCCCCATGATTTGCCGGCAGCACTTCTTCCCAGCGCACGCGGTAGGTGCCCTGGCTGCGGCTGCTGGCTGTGCGGAGGAATGAATCGCCAGTGCCGGAGCCTGCTGCAATGCCGCTGACGATGATCAGCAGGGCGGCGATGGTTTGCAGGGTGGAGTTGCTGGCCTTGAGGTAGCCGTTGGCGAACGCCCGGGCGATGGCCAGGCAGCGGTTGTTACAGTCCAGCTTGTGCAAGACAGACGACACCAGTTTCTTGGCACCGGGTTCGCCGTGGCCGCGTAGCAGGCCAATGGCGCCGTTCTCTTTGCCTTCGGCCATCCACGCGAGGGTTTCAAGCTCGGCATTGGTGAACCGATGGTTCAGGTTGCAGGCTGTGAATTCTGTGGCGGTGAAGGTTTGCATTTAGTCCACCTTAATTAGATTAAGATTAAGGTGAACTTAACCCCGATTTAGAGGTTAGTCAAGTAGATTTAGAAAAACTTAACTTAGTGGATTAAGGCTTCTTCAGATCAGGCTTAATGTCGAAAAGGGTGTCTACCAGGTCATCGGCTGAGAGCTCAGTAATTTTGATGCCCTCTTTGGTATGGCGTTCAATGGCTTGGCGAATTACTGGGATAGATGGCTTTTTCAGCTCGTAGTCTTCCCTGAAGTCTTTGTCCTGAAGCTCTTCGATCAGGTCAGAGTATGCATCCCAGTCGTCCCATTGATCATCGGAAAGCTCGTGTGAGGCAATGGTGGCTTCTGCTTCGGTGGCAGTTAGTCCCTTTGGTGCCGGGATTCCAAAGTACCGGTAGTATTCTTTCTGAATGGCATTCGCCGGGCGGTTATTCCATTGGCGGACCTTCTCCGGATCGCTCATTATGCGGTCAATCTCAATGGCGGCGATGGAGTAGTGTTTGAGGGGCAGGCCTGTCACCCTGAAGAACCTCAGTATTTCCAGCTGCTCAGGCTCTGTTGGTTCTCCCAGGCCTATCAAGTCGGATGCTTGCCCCTTGCTGATCGGCCTCCCTGGGAGCTTGATTTCGTCCTCACGTAGCCGCTGTAGTTGCCTTTCGGTAACAGGATCGTGGTACCAGGCCGGTACCTTTACTTTACCTTCTGAAACCTCTTTCCAGTGGTCGTATAGGTACAGGTAAGGATCAGGCTTTGGTTCACGCGCTGCTATGCGCGCAGCTGGGGTAGGGCGCTTTGTTGGTGAGGATTGCCTGTTTGATGTTTTGCGGCGTGATCGACGCTTTCCCTTTTTTGCTCCGAAGATCGCGCCGAATACGAATAGCAGGAACAGTGCGGTAAGAAATTCCATATTCTCTCCCGGCAAGCTGTGCGGTGACCTGTCACCTATTGGTTAGGGTTTTTATGAAGTTGGTCAGGTGAGTGATGGACTGATCGGAGAGGGCCTTGGTGGCGTGGGCCATTCTGATAGATTCAATCAGCTGTTCAACTTCACTGGATTCGTTCTCTGTGTCCCGCGCGTAGTAAACCTTGGCGTTTTCGGCTTCCATGTACTCGCGGCGGTTATCTGTGATTGAGGCGATGCGTTTGGCCCCGGTACCGTTTTTGATCCACATGTACCGATACCCGCTGATTTCGCTCAGCGAGAATAGGTTTGACTTGCTGATCTGGCCAGTACGTTTCCAGCGGGCAACAGCCTGCTCAGACACGTCACAGTATTCCGCAATGCGGACCTGCTTGGCATCGCCGTCTTTGATGGCTTCGTTAAGCCGATTAAGAAAACCTTCATGTGTGTCCATGGCGCAACGTTAAATTCTTACCTTGTCATTGCACAGCAACGGGGTTAAGCTCGACTTAATTAAATTAAGTTCGTGAGACCGGAGCGATGACCCTCAAGCAGATATTTGACAAGCTGACCGCCCACCCAGACATAAAGACAAAGCGCCAAATTGCGACTATCTGCGGCATCACTCCGCCTGCCCTGAATTGCTGGAAGCGTGTGCCTTCCGAACACTGTATTGCCCTAGAGACCGCGTGCGACGGTGCTGTAACCCGCTATGACATGCGGCCAGATGTGTTCGGGCCTGCTCCAGATACTGAATCAGAACAATCAGTGGCATAAGTAACCACGCGGATACTGGATAGAAGGGCTCTTTCCATGCGATTTTTACCTGTTCCTGGAGGCCGCCATGGACATTGATGCGGTGCTCTCCCAAATGCGTGACCTCGGCCTGGTGGTCGATTCCCTCGATACGTCCGGCAAGTTGGTCCGGGTTCCCGTTTCTTTCCCCCGTGCGGATAAAGGCAAAAAGCAATCTGGCTGGTATGTGGTGCATGAGTTCCGGTTGAGCTCAGGCGGCATTGGCCTGACGGGTGCTTTTGGCAACTACAAGGCGGATGAAAAGCGGAAGGTGGGCATGCCCGCCGGTTCGCTTACAGAGGCAGACCGGGCGGAATATGAGAAACGCCGGAAGCAGGCACAGGAAAAGGCACGGAAAGAGGCAGAGGCCGCTGCGCGCCAGTGCAAAGAGCGGGCCCAGCGGATATGGAGCAAGCTGCCGGAGGAAGGCCCCAGCAAGTACCTGGCTGCTAAAGGCGTTGCGGCCTTTGGCCTTCGGTTCAGCCGGGGCAGTGTAGTTGTGCCGGTATACAAGCCGGTGGCTACCGATGGGCCGGAGCTGTTCGCGCTGGACTTGGTGAGCGTTCAGTTTATCGATCCCGAAGGGGATAAGAAGTTTCTGACCGGCACGCCCAAAGAGGGCTCTTTCCACTGGCTTACGCCGGTACCGCAGGCGGAGTGCCCAGTGGTGGTTGTGGAAGGTTACGCCACGGGTGCCAGTGTGCATATGGCGACAGGCCTGCCGGTGGCGGTGGCCTTCGATGCCGGGAACCTGGTGCCGGTGGCCCGTGCCTTGCGCAAGTTTATGCCCAATGCGGTGATTTGCGTGGCAGGGGATGACGACCAGGCAACGGAACAGGCGCAGGGCAAGAACCCGGGCCGGGATAAAGCCCAGGCAGCGGCCAAAGCCGTGGGCGGTGTTTGGGTGCTGCCGAGGTTTCCGGAGGTTGCCCATGGCGCTGACTGATTTTAACGATCTTCATAAGGCGCAGGGGCTTGAGGCTGTTCGGGAACAGGTGCTTGCGGCCATTGAAGCTGGCCCTGTGAATTCGGAACCACCTGAAGAATCTCCCCCGGCCCCCTCTGATACTGGGGGAGCGGGGGAGGACGGCCCGCTGGAGAACGCCCTCAAGCGCTATGCGCTGATCCATGGGGAAACCAAGGTCTTCGACCAGTACAGCAAGACGGTGTACAAGCAGGCGGGCATGAAGGCCACGCTGGGCGCCAAGGTGTTCAACGCCTGGCTGAACCACGAGCACCGGAAAACCACAACCTGGGTGGAAGTGAATGGCCGGGTGGCGGAAAGCGCGGATAACGACCCGTTGAACCGGATGCTGGAGCGCTTTGTGTACATTTACCCCACCAAGAACGTGTGGGACCGGCAATACCAGGATGTGGTTACCTTGGAGGCGTTGAAGGCGCTTATGCCTAATGAATTCAGCCGCTGGAACGAACACCCGCAACGGCAGTTCCGCTTCCAGGAAGACATTGTTTTCGACCCCACCCAGACCTCAGACCCAGACAAGACGATCAACACCTTTACTGGCATTCCCCTGGCGCCGGATGAGCTGGCGAAAGGGGATGGCTATTCTCGCTGCGTGGCAATTCTGGAGCTGCTGAAGCACCTGTGCAACGGCGATGATGAGGTGTTGGATTGGGTGCTGCGTTGGCTGGCTTACCCGTTGCAGCATGTGGGTGCCAAGCTGGATACGGCGCTGCTGTTCCATTCGGATGTGCAGGGCAGTGGTAAATCGCTGTTCTTTGGGCGGGTGATGACCACCATCTATGGCCGCTATGCCAGTGTGCTTGGGCAGCATCAGCTCGAATCCCAGTACACGGACTGGCGCAGCCGGCTGCTTTACGCGGTGTTTGAGGAGGTGTTGTCTCGCACTGAGAAGCACAACCAGATGGGCACGATAAAGCATATGATCACCGGTACCACCCAGCGGATTGAGCGTAAGTTCGTTTCCGGCTGGGAGGAGGCCAACCACATGAACGGGGTGTTTCTCTCTAACGAGATTCAGCCGTTCCCGCTGGAGCCTTCAGACCGGCGATTCCTGGTGGTGTGGCCCAGGCACACGCTCAGTGTGGAGCTGCAGCACGCGGTAAGCCGGGAGCTGGATAACGGCGGGCCGGCGGCGTTCTACCAGCTGCTGCTGGATTATCCCCTTGCGGATTTCAACCCGCATACGAAACCGATCCAGACCCGCGCCCGGGAGCGCATTGTGGAATTCTCGCTCCCGAACTTTGAGGTGTTCTTTCGGGACTGGAAGGCGGGCGACCTGGATATTCCTTTCCATAGCTGTACCACGCGGGATGTGTACCTGTATTACCGGCGTTGGTGTTCGGAGACGGGCAACCGGCCGCTGACGGAGACCAAGCTGATCACGATCTTCTCTTCCCGTTTGACGAAATCCCGGGAACGTTTCCGCACGGCCGGGGTGGAGCACCAGGCAATGATGTTTGTGATGGAGGAGCCGCCGGCGGGTAAGTCGAAGACAGACCACCTGGGCGGCTGTGTGGCTGAGTTCCGCATGAAAGCAGGCAACGTGGAGCCGGATTGATGATGCATAGGGCAGTTACGTTCACGGTTGTGCAGGGTATGTGCAGGGTTGGAAACAAACCCTGCACGTTCTCATCCCTTGGGGCGTGGGCACTGTGCAGGGTGTGCAGGGTGTGCAGGGTTGTTACGCGCGCGCGGGCGTGTACGTGTGCAGGTGAGTACGCCGGAGTTAACAGGCCCTGTGACTTTTTGTTTTTCCCACGCGCGAGGAAATAACTATGCACACCCTGCACACTATGCACAGACGTTGGGGGAGTAGGGCTAAAAGCGTGCAGGGTTTGTTTTTAACCCTGCACATGGGGTGCACATTCAAGAAAAACGGGAATGGGGAGTTCTGAAATGCTGGAAGACACCAAAAACCGGTTGCAGGAGTGGGGCGAGTGGGTACGCAGTGGCGGGCCCAGTCTGGGTTATTCGGCGGTGAAGCTGGCCGCTGGCTGTGGTGGCTGCACGGTACCGGACGATGAAGCCCTGGCGGTAGACCGGGCCGTGGCCAGCCTGAAACACCGTGAGCCGAACATGGGCAAGGTGCTGGTGAACTATTACGTGCGGCGCTGGGACTACAGCATGATTGGCCTGGATGTGCACATGGGGCGGGAGAAGGTGAGGGTGCTGCTGCGAAGTGCTGAGGCCTGGGTGGATGGCAGCCTTTCACGGTTAGCAGGTTGAGGAAAACTAAATTAGGTTGACTTCGTGCATGCACGGATATAGACTGATTACCGTACAGTCGCAGAAGTACGCGCTGAACACCAAAGAGCCCGCAGAACCCCAGCCAGAGATGGCTGGGGTTTTGTTTTTTGGGCTTGGGACCTTCTGTTGATGTTGTCGTCGCACCTTATTGCCCTCTTTGGAGGGCTTTTTAGTTTTTGGGGACCAACCATGAACAAGCTGAACCGTATGATCGATGATCTCATCGAGCGCGAGGGGGCGTTTGTGGATCACCCTGACGACAAGGGTGGGCCCACCATGTACGGCATCACAGAGAAGGTTGCACGCCTGCACGGCTGGGATGGCCAGATGCGTCATATGCCACGGGCCCTGGCCGTTAAGATCTACAAAGACCAATTCTGGACAGCCCCCAACTTCGACCGCGTTTCTATGCTCAGTCTGCGTGTTGCCGAAGAGCTGCTGGATACCGGCGTCAACATGGGAATCAGCTGGGCTGGTCAGTTCCTGCAGCGCAGCCTGAACGCGTTGAACAGCCAGGGCACGCACTACAGCGACCTGTCGGTAGACGGGCTGATCGGGAACAGCACCCTTGGTGCATTGAAAGACTACTTGGACCGCCGGGGCAAAACTGGTGAAGACGTTCTGATGAAAGCGCTGAACTGCCTGCAGGGTACCCGGTATGTAGAGCTTGCCGAAGCGCGCGAACGCAACGAATCCTTTGTTTTCGGGTGGTTTGACCACCGAATCAGCTTCTAAGGACTACGGATGCCTGACACTGACCGCTCAGATCGTTGGCACCTCGATAAGGGTATTGGTGTTGCCCATATCCTGACCACGTTCAGTTTTGTGCTGTGGGGTATCTGGTACCTGGCTGGGCAGGAGAGCCGCATCAGTCAAACAGAACTGAACATCAAGCACCTGCAGGAAGCCCGCGTTTCAGACCAGGCAAGCGCACAACGCCAGTACGACGAATTCCGAACCGATCTCCGCATGATCAACGCGAAGCTTGATCGCCTGATCGAATACCAGAGCCGCAGCAATGGCAGATAGTCACCCAAACCCCAATCAATGGTGGTATCACCGTCGCCTGATGGCCTATTTCAGTCTGGGCTGTTTGACAGCGCTGCTGATAGGGATGTTCGGCAACCGTGTGCCAGAGGCCATGCTTCCGCTGGCTGAAACCCTGGCCTGGGTGTTTTCTGTGAACCTTTTGTACTACTACGGCGGGAATGCCGTGGCTGAGTGGCAAAAGAAATGATCGGTGAAGCCCTCAAGGCCAAAGCAGCCCCATACCTGCTGCCGGTTATCGGCACTCTGGTGGTGGTTGCTGCTGGTGCGTTCTGGTGGTTGTGGAATGACCGGGACAGGCTGCTGCAGAAGACCGCTCACCAAAGCCAGTTACTCAGCCAGGCGGCCAATGCCAGCCGCGAGAACCTGTTGGCCATTGGCTCGCTGACCGCTGCCATTGCATGGCGAGACCAGAAAGCCCTGGAACGCCAGGATCGTCTGGCAAAGCGCGAACACGAACTGGCCCACGTGCGCGCCGAACTCGAAGAGGCAATGAAAGATGCTCCGGACTGCGTTAACCAGCCTTGGCCTGATGCTGTTTTTGACATCATGCGCCGAGACACAGTACTTGACCCGAACCGTGTACGTTCGGGAGCCGGTACCAGCGGATTAGTGGCGGCTCCTGACGGAAAAAATTAACTATTTGTATCTGGACCGGAGTCCAATGACCGCTAAACCGAGAGAAATTAGAGCGAATGCGGGTGGCTCAGGTACGGCGTGCACTTCCCAGATAACTAGCTGATGGGAGCCGTATTCTGACGAATCAAGTGATGGGACTGTGTCATTACTGAAGACTTGATCAAAGTTTGTCAAGATAGAGCTGAGCGACATTGCTTCATGCAAATAGACCTCAAACATTATATCGATACTAAATCCATCGGGGCCTATGTCTGGGCGACCGTCGGATAAAACATCTAGATAATGATAATTGAGCGAGTTTCCAGAAATTGTTATTGGAGCGGTTTCATTCCATACCCAAATAAGTTCATCGTTTCCAAAGTCTATTGTGAATTTCTTGAGCCCTAACTTTGAATTGTCGAACGTAATAACACCCGACACATTTTCCTCCCCAAAAGGAGGGGCCTGATTGAGGTCCCCGTTTTGAAGTTGGGCCGTATAGGTGTAACTGATCAAGGCCGCATGAGCTGGAAACGAAAACAAAAAGGTGATTGCAAGTATCCATTTCATATTATTTTCCTCTTTTGTTGGTCTCACAGTTAAGCAAAAATCTTGCCCATAACGAGAAATCAATAAGATAGGGTTATCAGGCGGTGAAAGTGCTAAGAATTTCGACAGATCACAGCCAATTTTTTCAGATTGAATGACTGGATCGCTTTCGCCAATTGTTTGTCATTGGGCTCTGGTGAGAGCAGGGTGAGATTTCAAACCCCACGTCCTGTAACAGCGAAAATCTCGGGAGTTCACATTTTCCCAACCGTTGAGCTGGGGGGGCAGGGTAAAGTTCTTCGATAAGCCTTATCTATTGAAGGGGATCAAACAATCGTACGAGGCAACTGCCATGATCCGGCCTGCGTTTATCAGTCTTGCGGTGATCTTTCTTCTAACATCATGTGCCGAGACACAGTACTTGACCCGAACAGTTTATGTTCGGGAGCCGGTGCCAGCGGAGTACCTGACACCGACGCCAACGCCCGGGCCGAAGGTTAATGTCATTGACTACTGCCCGGACTATGTCGAAACGTTGAAGAAAACGGTCAAGGTCTGCAATGACGACAAGCTGGACGTTCTGGATTGGGACAAAGCCCAGGCTGAGAAAGTGCAGGAGATGAATGCGAAATGACTCTGACTTCTGATTCTCCTGCCAGCATCACCACTGCTCGGGGGTTGAGCGTGGCTATTGGTGGGGGTGGGGGCCTGTCTGGCGGAAGTGCAGCTTTGGGGTGGTCAGCTTCAAGCCTTTCCAACGGAGAGACAATTACAATCACTACGGACGGCACAAACAACTTCGGATCAAAGGTAAAGGCTCAGCCAGTCGTCTGGGATATGGGCGCGGAGTTCTTAAACGAAGGCGAGGCTTTGACCGGCCACGCAACCGCCTCTGACGGAGATAGCATTAATTCGTCTGGTATTTTCTCTGGCGCTACAGGACAAATTACGTTGTCAAGGCCGCATCGGCACCAAAGAATTGACCGTCATTATTTGGGCGCAGCAAACACAAAGGCATTCATCGGGTACGATAGTCTACTTGACGCAAGTACCGCGAGTCGGAAGCATTATTCTTGTTTCCGCATTAGGCTTCCTATCGATCCTCGTTTGGTACGGACAATCCCGATCACCGAAAGCTCTGGAGCCTTCGATCAGGGAGCTTCTGGCGAGCTAGGCGAGTCGTTGACTGTAACCATTTCCGGCACAGAGTACGGCGGCAATTTGATCGCCATCTTTGACGGTAAAATGGCGCTGTCTGTCGAGGGGGTATCGATTACCAGCGGTACGGGATTAATAGGCGTAACAGGATTGGAGTCAGGGGCTACGGCTACGCTAAACAGTGGCCAGACCGGATATGCAGGCGCGCCCCCAGCAAAACTCTACCGGATCAATCAAGGAGCATCGGATGGTGTTCTTTCCGTCCTTCAGCTTGGTATTGAGCAATTTTGGATTGAATCGAATGCGTCCGGTGTAGATGAAATAGGAATGCAGCGCTTTGATAATGGCCCAGACTTTACCGCCGTAGCTTTGCCTGGGGAATGGTTCTTTGTCGAAATGACTCAAGATTGGTCAGACGGCTCTGCGCTTACCGGAACCGCCCGACTTATCGGCAGCCAAGGACAGGCGATTATGAGCATCCCGGCGCAAAATGGAGCCGCGAACTGGGACGATCTGCCTGTCCTTCTTCTTGGTATTGGCCTTGACTCCAGCGTAGACCACAAGCTGAACGTTGAGTTCGGCGAAGTGGTCATTGATGAGACAGCGCAAAGGGTCGCCATTGGCAACAACTCAAACTATGACCTCTGCACGCAGATAGAGGTTCAGCGTGTAAAAACTTGGGGCGCATCCAAGATAACCGCTGAAGCGTATCAGGGAGCTTTTGACAGCCTTTCGGGAAAACATCTGTTTGTGTTTGACGAAAGCAACAACGTCATCGGGTCAGGAGTTCAGCTATGAATGTGTTGGCAGGCTTCACTGACGGATCAACCGCCCAAACGGAGGGGATGAACCCACTAAGAGGTAAGGCTGACGTTGGAATTACGGCGCTCGAAACCGGCACCGTAAACAGCGCGGAATTCATTGTCGGAGGGACAAACGGAAGCGTTGAGTTCCGAGTAGTTGTTTACACTACAGGCGGGGCGCTTCTCGGAACATCCTCTAAAGTAACTCCAGTAACTACTGGATTGGCAACAGTCACATTCCCTGTTCCTTTTCAGATATCAGCGGGCGACCCTCTGCGTATTTACGTTTTGGCTGATAACTATTGTTCTATTGGCAGAAACACAGATCCTTCTGTAAGTCGAAGGGAGTGGCAAACGGCTGTTGCTGATATTGATACAATTCCCGACCCTGAGCCAACGACAAATGGTACGACCGAAACGGGCTACATGACGCTGTACCTTACTGGAGACTTGGCATCTTCTGGCCCCTCAGTCCCCGCAGCCGACGACATCACCGGAGAAGGTCAGACCGCGACGTTTACGCTTGCTGACAACGAGAACGCACCAACAGCGGCAACGCTGAACGGCACGGATGTAGGTGCGCTCTCACTGGTTAGCGGAAGCACCTACAGCTACACCGCGCCACTGATTGCGGACGATGACACGGCCGATCTGGTGGTCAGCGTTGATGGCACCACTGCTGGCGCAACGATTGCTTACGCCAACAGCTACGACCGGGACCAGCTGACACACCCGGCGGAGTCAAAGGACTACCACGAAAATTCGCTGAGCTATCCCAACGCCTACGCAACCACTCAGCCCTATGAGTGGAAGGTGATCGCTGATGCCAACGCTGCTGTGGTCACCATCAACTGGAACGCCCTGGAAGCTGACGACGGCTTCCACAAGAACGTTGCAAGCTATGCCACCCCGGTGGCCAACGGTGTAACCACGGTCACGCTGGGCGTGTTCGTTCCTGAGACTGGCCAGGCCTATCAGTTCGACCGGACCATAACCGTTTCGGATGGCAGCGTGGTGGTTGAGGGTGAAGGCTTATGGAGTGAGCTGTTCCGCGATCCGACAGAAGAACTCTTCACTGAACTATTCAGGTGACTCACATGGCAATCCCGTTTTCTCCAGATCTGGGCGACAAGCAGTACCTGGGCAACCGAACTATCCCCCGGCAGCGTTTCCGCCATGATCAGGCTCTGAATGCTGAGTCCAGTGACTGGCTTGTTCTGCCGGCCGGCATTGGTGATGTGATGGTTACGGTTGTCCCATCCGCAGGTGACGCACGCATTGAGTTTACCCAGGCCCCCATTGAAGACATCGAGGCTGGCACTGTGAGTACCGGGACCCCCTGGCCTGAAGGCGATGTGAACGTTGCCACTCAGAAACTGATGGCCAACGCGGTGTCTGCCATCCGTTGCGTTGCCAGCGGTCAAACCCAGTGGACGGTGACTGCGTAGGAGATTTCAGAATGGGTGCGGGTCCTTCCTGGAGGGGGCCGCACTGAGGGGACGCAGACCGCGGTTTTTTCGCAGACCTGGGGCGCCCTTGGCCTTCCTTCCTTGGTTTTAGGCCTTGGTATTAAAGGGTTTCAGGCTAGGTCGGTTTCCTTCACTTCGTTTTCTTCAAACATTACAGATTTCAGAACGCTTTTTTTAATCACTTTCAGGTGAACCGATGGGTAAGCGAGTTAACAAACGGGAGCTCGCTGAAATCTTTGGCGTGTCTGAAAGAACCTTCACCGAGTATCAGAAAGACCCATCCTTCCCGATTGCCAAGGCCGGTGGCCGTGGCCAGGCGAATGAATACGACACGCAAGACGTTCACGAGTGGCTGATGGAGCGGGCGGTTAACGGTGCCCGCCGTGAGTCTGCGCGTGAGCGGTTGGAACGCATCAAAGGGGACCGTGAAGAACTGGCCCTGGCGAAAGATCTTGAAGAACTGGTGCCGGCGGTACTGGTAGGGGCTCGATTGGAATCCGTGGCGTTGTCGATCCGCAGTGAACTGCTGACCGGCAACCCGAAACTCAAGACAGAGATCGACACGCTGTACGACATCGATCTCGATATCGAGCTACTGAATGAGCATTCTCGATCCGTCCTCCGACAACTGGCAGCGCTTGGCGGCGAATCTGGACGCGGTGATCGCCCAGGGCCTGGCCAAGTTCGAGCCGCCGGAGAAGATCAGCTCAGCTGATTGGGCTAACCGGCACCGGTATCTGGCGCAAGAAAGTAGCCCTATGCCTGGCAAATACTCCACGGATCTTACCCCGTGGGTGCCGGGCATGCTGGATGCCCTGGATGACACGGCGGTGAAGAAGGTGGTTTGCCGCAAGTCTGCCCAGGTAGCCTGGACGGACGGCGTGTGGAACAACTACCTAGGCCGGCGGATTCATAACGATCCGTGCCCGATTGTGCTGTTGTTCCCCAAAGACAAGACGATCCGGAAGTACCTGGATCAGAAGTTCGTGCCGATGGTAGAGGCCACGCCGGTGCTTACACCGCTGGTGGATGTGTCGACTTCACGCAGCTCCGGCAACCGGACGGACTTCAAGAAATTCTCCGGTGGCTTTCTGGCCCTGGTGGCCTCCAACGCTCCGGACAACGTGAAGTCTCTTTCCGCCCCGGTGGTCTGTGTTGAAGAGCCGGACGACTGTAACACCAACGTGAAGGGGCAGGGTGACTCGATCAACCTGCTGGAAGAGCGCGCCAAGACCTACGAATACCGGAAGGTCATCTTCGGTGGAACGCCCACGGTTAAGGGACTTTCCCGGGTTGATGAGGCGTTCCACGCCAGTGATCAGCGCATGTTCATGGTGCCATGCCACGAGTGCGGTGAAGAACACGTGCTCAGCTGGGATAACGTGGACTGGAAACGGGATGCGCCGGTACCGGATGAGATCCTTGGCAAGTCTCAGCCAGAAACGGCGGTTTACGTATGCCCACATTGTGGTGTGCTCTGGCGTGATGTCGACAAGAACCGCAACGTGCGCAAGGGCTACTGGAAAGCTCACAAGCCGTTTCGCGGTGTGGCCGGCTTCTACATCAACGAACTCTACAGCCCATTCCCCGGTTCAAAGTTGGCGCTTCTGGTTGAGAAATACCTGAAGGCTGAGCACCACCTGAACCAGGGTGACGACAGCTACATGATCGGCTTCGTCAACAACACCCTTGGGCTGTCTTACGAATACCGCACCGATGCTCCGGACACCGACACACTGCGGGAGCGGGCAGAGGATTACCAGGAGCTGACGGTGCCGGCCGGTGGGCTGGTGCTAACGGTTGGCGTGGATGTTCAGCACGACCGCCTGGCGATCATTGTCCGCGCCTGGGGGCGTGGTGAGGAAAGCTGGCTGGTGTTTTGGGGCGAGATCTACGCCGCTCAGAGCTGCACCGACAAAGCAGACCCGGTGTGGGATGAGCTGGATAAGTTCGTATTCGGCTCATATCGGCATGAGCTGGGGTTCAATCTGCAGGTGTCTGCGGCCAGCTTTGACTCATCCGATGGCCAGACCAACGACGCCGTGTACCACTACGTTCGCAGCCGGCGGGGCCGGGGCGTGAAAGTGATGGCCATCAAGGGTGAAAGCAATAACCTGAACCGCGAAATTGTCACCCCGGCCAAAAAGATCGACACCAACAACAAAACCACCAAGGCGTCCCGCTACGGCTTGCCGGTGTTCATGGTGGGTACCGAGAAAGCCAAAGACCTGATTGATGCCCGCCTGAAACTGACCGGCAACGGCCCGGGCCGGATACATTGGTACAGCGGCGTTCGGGACGATTACTACACCCAGATCACCGCCGAGATCAAAGCACCAGACCGCAAGCGTGGCGGCCGCAAGACCTGGCAGCCGAAGGCGGGTGTGCGCAACGAAGGCCTGGACTGTGAAGTGTACGCCCTCCATGCCGCCCGAACACTCAAGGTGCACGTGCGCAAGCCAGACCAGTGGGATGCCTTGGAAGCCCAGCTGATGCAGGGCGACTTGCTGGCACCCGCTGTACCCGCGCCGGTGGCTCCGAACAAGCCGAAGGCCACTCAGGCCAAACCTCAGAAATCCAAGCCGGAAGGCAGAAGCCTGGCTGACATCGCCCGGAGAATGAACGAATGAGTGCTGATACCAAGCTGGCAGAAGCCCGCGCGGCTTACCATGACCTCCTGTTGGGGCAGGCCGTGGTGCGTATTCAGCGGGATGGTAAGACCGTGGAATTCTCCCAGACCAACAAGCGAGACCTGGCCGCCTATATCGCCAGCCTGGAAAGCCAGACCGGTGGCGCTGGCCGCCGCCTGCGGCCGGGGAGGGTGAGCTGGTGAAAGCGCCTGATATCACCTTTATCGATACCGCCGGGCGCCCGATTCCGAAGGGAGAAAGCGGGTACAGCGGTGCTGGTGCCGGATTCGGTGGCCAGATGCGGCGCTGGAATCCGCGTCCACAGACCGCAGACGCGGCCCTGCTGCCGAGCCTGAGAACCGGTAACGCTCGTGCTGAAGACCTGGTGCGCAACCACGGCCTGGCCAGCAACGGCGTGCAGCTGCACGTGGATAACATCGTTGGGCACCTTTTCCGGCTGAGCTACAAGCCCCGGTGGAAAGCGCTCGGTATCAGCGAGGCCGATGCCCGAGCCTTTGCCACCGATGTTGAAGCTGCTTTCACGGAGTACGCCGAAGACCCCATCAACTGCTGGGTGGATGCAGAGCGAAAACGCACCCTTACGATGATGATCCGGGAAGTGGTGGCCACCCACAGCACCGTGGGTGAGGCCACCGGTACCGCCGAGTGGATTGAACGCCGCCCGGGTGCGCTTTTCAACACGGCCATCAAGCTGGTGAACACCCACCGGATCTGCAATCCCAACAACAAACCCGACAGCCAGAACCTGCGGGGCGGGGTGGAAGTGGACCGGTTCGGGGCCGCCCGCCGCTACTGGGTGCGCGGTACCGCCACCAATGGCTATGGCCTGAGCAATGGGCTGGGCGACAGCTGGACCCCTGTTAACCGTGAAACCAGCTGGGGCCGGCAGCAGTTCCTGCACGTGTTCGAGCCGCGCGGCGATGGCCAGACCCGTGGCGCAAACCAGTTCCTGAGCGTGATGGAACAGTTGCCGCAGCTGGGCAAACTCCAGCAGACCAAGCTGCAGAACGCCATCGTGAACGCCATGTATGCGGCGGTGATTGAGAGTGAGCTGGGCAGTGAAGCCGCGATGGAGATCATCGGCGGCGACATGAGTACCGACAAGCTCACCGACTACATGGCCACGCTGGCGGACTACCACGAAGGCGCGGACATTCGCCTGAACGGTGTGAAGATCCCGCACCTGATGCCCGGTGAACAGCTGAAGTTCACCACCAGCAGCAATGCAGATAACGGCTTCAGCGAACTGGAATCTTCCATCATCCGCTGGATTGCCGCCGGCCTGAACGTGCCCTATGAGGCTCTGGCCAAAGACTACAGCCGCACCACTTACAGCAGCGCCCGGGCCAGCATGATGGAAGGCTGGCGGTATTACATGGGCCGCCGCAAGATCATCGCCAGCCGCTGGGCCAGCATGGTGTTTGCCCTGTGGCTGGAAGAAGCCCTGGACAGCGGCATCATCCGCCTGCCGAGAACCGCAACCCGAAGCTTCTGGGAAGCCAAAGCTTCCTGGTGCAATGCGGAGTGGATTGGTTCCGGCCGCATGGCCATCGACGGCCTCAAGGAAGTGAAGGAATCCATACTGCTGATCGAATCCGGCCTATCCACCTACGAGAAAGAGCTGGCGAAGATGGGCGAAGACTACCAGGAAGTGTTTGCCCAACAGGTGCGCGAGATGGAAGAGCGCCGAGCGGCTGGATTGCCGCCGCCCAGTTGGGTGAAGGCTTTATCACTGGCTCCGGAACAGGAAGAGCCTGAAACAATCCCCGCATAAGTGAGAACATCATGGACAATCAACACCGCAAGATTAAAGGCTACCGAGAACTATCTCAGGCAGAAATCGATGCAATGAATGCAGTAAAAGAGAAAGCCGCCGAAGTAGGTGAGCTTGTGCACGAGCTGGAGCAAAACAAAGAGCTAGACCAGCGCTGGGTAGCGATTGCTAAGACTGACCTTCAAAAAGGCTTTATGGCTGCAACCAGGTCAATCGCAAAGCCCGATTTTTTCTGAACTGATCAGCCCGAACAAACCCCGCCCCGGCGGGGTTTTTTAATGCCCGGAGAAAACCTATGCACAACCACAACATTGCAGCCCGTGTATTGAACCAGGCGCTGTTGCTGGAGCCTGGCTATGCCCGGGTATTCCTTGGGGCCTTGGCGCCGCGCCTCGGTGTGGCCTCGCTGCGGGATGAATTCGGCCTGATTGAATCCCAGGACAAGCTGCGCATGCGGGCGGATGCCTTCGAGACAGACCGCCCCCGCAATCGCCCCTATGAAGTGATCAATGGCATTGCCGTGGTGCCAGTGTCCGGAACGCTGGTGCACAAGTTCGGGCACCTGCGGCCGTACTCCGGCATGACCGGTTATGACGGCATCATTGCCCGCATACAGGAAGCCCTGGCGGACACCACCGTGAAGGGCATTTTAATGGACCTGGATACCCCGGGCGGTGAAGTGGCCGGCTGCTTTGATACCGCCAAACGCATCGCCGAGCTGCGGGGCGTGAAACCCATCGGCTCCATCTCCTATGACATGGCCTGCAGTGCCGGCATGGCCATCCACAGCGCTGCCGATTATCGCTACACCACAACCACAGCCCGCACCGGTTCCGTGGGCGTGGTGATGATGCACGCCAGCTTTGAAGAACAGCTGAAAGCCAACGGGATTGACGTAACCCTGATCCACTCTGGCGCCTTCAAAGTGGACGGCAACCCCTACGAAAACCTGCCGGAGCGGGTGCTTCGGGATTTCCAGGCAGAGTCTGACCGCATCCGTGCCGAGTTCGCGGCCATGGTGGCGGGCCAGATCGGCCTGTCTGAATCGGATGTGCTTGCCACCGAGGCGGCCATCTACACCGGGCAAGACGCAATCGAAGTGGGATTTGCGGACGAGCTCATCAACGGCCACGACATGCTGGCCGCCTTCTCTGACTACATCCAAACCACCCAGAAAATCGGAGTAAGCACCATGACGGTTGAAAACCAGACCAACCCGGCGGCCACTGCACCGGCCGCCTCCCCGGAGGCCTCCACCACACAGGCGGAGCCCGTAGATACCACCAAGCTGACCGCCGATGCGGCCGCCAACGAACAGGCCCGCATTGCCGGAATCCTGCAGGCGGAAGAAGCCGAGGGCAAAACCAAGCTGGCCCAGCACCTGGCGTTCAAAACCCAGATGTCTGTGGACGATGCCAAGGCCGCACTGGCTGCTGCTGATGCTGGCGAACAGAAAGCCGCAGCGCCCACCGGTCTGCTGAGTGCTGCCATGGGCAACACCGAACAGCCGCAGATTGGTGCCGATGCCGTTGCTGGTGCCGAGGGTGGCGAGCTTAAAGGCGGTGCCAAGTTGGCCGCTGCGTACCAGGCTGCCACCGGCGCTGGTAAGAAAGTCCACTAACCCCGAACGGCCGCCCCGGGCGGGTAGTTCAAGACCCTGTTTTTAACCGAGAGGAAACAACGATGTCTGATCTCTACGCAGGCTCATCTTATGTGCCTTACCAGCCGGCGCCGTTCGTATTGGGCGGCCTGATTGCTTTCGACAGCGGCGAAGTGGCCTCTGGCCAGAATCTGCAGCGCGGTGATGTCATCGGCCGCGTGAGCGCATCCGGCCAATTGGTGAAGTCTGTCCAGTCTGCCTCTGATGGTTCCCAGAACCCCATTGGCGCAATGAACCACGACTGTGACGCCACCAGTGGCGCCAAGCCGGCCGTGTATGTGAAGGGCGGAGACCTGGACAAAACCCAGGTGAGCTTTGATGCCAGCTGGACCGAAGCCCAGAAACTGGCGGCCTTCGACCGCACACCTATTTCCCTTGTAACCCCGGAGTGATCGCCCGGTAGCGCTGCGTTACCTGCATCACCTGAATAACCAGATCTGAGGAGATCACCCCATGACCTACAGCACCACTGAGTTGCTGGACGGTACCCGCCGTCTGGACCCGTTCTTTCCGTTCCTGCTGAACCTGCTTTGCCCGGGGTTCGTGACATTCGGCACCAAAGAAATTGCCTTTGATGCCTGGGATGAGGATTTCAAACTGGCTCCGTTCGTGAGCCCCTATGTGCCTGGCCAGGTGAGCCAGCAGCCTGGTGGCGAACTGCGAAAGTTCATCCCGCCGTATCTCAAACCGAAGGATGTGGTTGACCCGAGCCGGGTGCTGGAGCGCCGCCCGGGCGAGGGCTTCAACGGGCCGCTTTCGCCTGAGCAGCGTGCGGACGCCATTCGCATGGACATCATGGCCACCCACCGCAAGAAGATCCGCCGGCGTGAAGAATGGATGCTGGCAGAAGTGCTTCGCACCGGTCAGGTGGTTTGTTCTGGGCCGAAGTATAAGGAATCGCTGCTGGACTTCCGCCGGGACCCGAACCTGACCATTGATATCTCTGCCGGCGCCGGTGCCTGGGATCAGACCACCGCTAAGCCTGCTGAAGATATCGAGGATTGGTTTGGACTGCTGGAAGCCCCGGCCACCCACGTTCTGTTCGGCCCGGGAACCTTCCGTGGTGCTACTCGTAACGAGGAGTTCAAAGAGCTGGCCAGCACCCGCCGTGGTTCCGAAACCACCTTTGAGATGGCGCCAGCGGAAACCGATGCCTTCTACCGTGGCCGGTTTGGCGAAACGGGCCCCGAGCTTTGGGAATACAAAGGCTGGTACAAGGATGCCCAGGGCAACAAGCAGTACTTCATTCCCTATGGCCATGTGGTGATCGTGAGCGCTGCAGGCGCCCGTGGTGTTCGTGCCTACGGCGCGATTCTGGACGCCAACGCCCAGTACCAGGAAGCGGAAATGTGGCCGAAGAACTTCACCACAGATGATCCGGGCCATGAGTACATCATGACTCAGTCCGGCCCGCTGCCGATCCTTCGCCGGATCGACGCGACCCTGTGCGCGAAGGTTCTGCCCACTCCGTAAGCGGAGCCACTGAAACCAACGAATGAAGCCGGCGCAGTGCCGGCTTTGTTACTTATGAAATGAATCCTGAAAGGTGAGAAACATGGCTGCCAAGAAAACCAAAGTGGTGTTCATTAAACGTGTGGAAGACCGCGACAAGAACGGTGAAAAAATCGTTACTCCTGCCGGCACCAAAGCCGAGCTTACGGAAGCTGAATACAAGCGCGTGCAGCATGCAGTGCGGGTGATCAAGGATGAGGCCGATGAAAAGCAGCGGCCCGTGTTGGCATCTGGTTCCGCGCCTGACGCAACCGGCAGCGCCGGTGATGGTGAGGACGACGACACCGGCGACGGCGCAACCGGAGGCTGAGGGTGTCTCTGTTTGATGCGGCGGAGGGGAAACTCTCCGCTGCGCAGTTCCGGCAGTTCGCTGATGACGGCCATTACGATGGCGCTGCGGAGCCCAACTGCCGCGTGATTGTGGATACCGAAACCATCTGGCTTGAAGGCGAAGAATCCAGCTCTTCCCGTGAGCAAACCACGCTGGCCTTTCTGCTGAGCGAGGTGAACCCGGTGCGCGGCAAGGTAGTGGTTGTGAAGGGCGTGAGTTACGAACTGGGCCGGCGGATCTCGACTACGGATACCGAGGCGGTTCATTTGGTGGCGCGATGAGATTCCAGTCCGATCTGGTTGGAGACAAGAGGGCGCTGACATTTCTTCGAAAGCTCGGCAAGGAAGGCCAGAAAGCGATTACCCGCGCAACCAATAACGCCGGTAGAAAAGCCAGAACACTGAGCAGTAGAGAGATCCGTAATGATGTGGCTCTTTCTGCTGCCTACGTTCGTGCCCGCCTTCTGATTAAGCGGGCCACTCTCAAAAAGGCTGAGTTTGTCATCAGGGCCAAAACACGGGGCGTTCTGATGACCCGATATCCATACCGGGTATTACAGAAGCGAGGCATCACGGTAAAGGTTAAACGCAAAGGGGCAAGGCGCCGGATTGAGGGGGCGTTTGTCACTCGTCTTAATGCCCAGGGGCGCAGGGTTAGTGTGATCGCGGTTCCGAACTACAAGGGAGCTGTTGGTAAAAAAAGGGCCAAGTACCAAACCGGTAACACCAAAATCAAGGTTCTCTATTCCCCGTCAGTATCCCAGGTGTTCGTTGACGTGAGAGATCGAATAACGCCAGAGGTTGAGCGGTATTTCATCGACCAGGTGGACAAGGAAATTAACCAGGCCATCAAGCGGATTCTCAAATAATGAAAGCCCGAACCAGATCCATCATCGAAAGTGTAACGACCAAGCTTGCCTCCGTTACTCCCGGCCAAAACTACGTGAACACCATCGCAAAGATAGAAGGCGGGCGCCGCAACTTCGACACCAACGAAATGGAGAAGGGCGTCTGCGTGTGTGTGGCCTATGGCGGCACGGCCCTGGGCTCCAAGGCGCCGGGTGCGCCTCAGCAGATTTCGGAACTGGGCCTGGTGATTGAGGCCCACAAGTACAAAACAGCCGGTGCAGATGTGCAGGCGGAAGGCCTGGATTTGCTGGCCGACATCGAAAAAGCCGTGCTGGGCGACACCAGCTACCTGAAACAAACCTACGTGATGCGCCAGGGCATGCTGAATGAATCGGAAGAGGTTCAGATCAGTGAAGACGGCAATGCCATTGTGGCCACCAGCGTGATCACCATCCCCTTTATCAAGCAGTACGCCAACCCCCATGAGGAGTGAACACCATGGCATATCGTGAAGAATCGTACATTGGCAACGGCAAGATCTGGATGCGCCGGCGTGGCAGCGCAGACCCCTTCCGTGAAGTGGGCAACTGTTCCGCTCTTACATTGGGCGTGACCACGGAAGAGAGCTCTCTGCCGAACTATCGCGGGGGCGGCGGCGAGGCCAACAAACGGGAGCGAATCACCGCTGTGGCGCTCTCGGTAACGGCGCATGACTTCAACGCAGAGAACATTGCCGTTGGCCTGCGTGGTGATGTGAGTGCTGTTGCCTCGGGTACGGAGGCCTCCGAGGTTCACCCAGGCGCGAATAGCGGCCTTATTCGCACGAACAAGCTGATTGATACCAGCCAACCGGTAACCGTTACGGGCCCAAGCGCTTCGCCATCCCACACGCTCGGTACCGATTTCAACGTGAGCGCGGCCGGCATTGAAGTGATTGAGGGTGGCGCGATTACCGATGCGGCGGATGTTGAGATCACCTACGAATCGGTAGCCACCGATGTGGTGGATGCGTTGATGAACAGCGGCGAAGAAAACGAAATTGTTTTCGACGGCCTGAACGAAGCGCAAAGTGGCGCCCCTGTTGTGGTGGATGTATGGCGGGCCAAGGCCGGCGCAGCAGAGGAGCTGGCGCTGATTGGGGATGAATACGGTGCGCTAACCCTGCCATACGCGGTGCTGCTGGATACCGCGAAGGAAGCGGCCGGTGAATCTGGCTACTTCCGTGTGCACAAGAAGGTGCTTAGCTGATGGAGCGCACGGTTACTCTGGAACACCTGAACCTGACGGTAACGGTGAAAGAGCTGACGGTGGGTGACATTCGCACCTGGCTGCGGGAAGTTCAGGAGCTGAAAGACTTCGACCTGGTGGATGGGGCGCTGTTCCAGGAGGAGGGCGCCAGCATCGACGACCTGCTGCGCATGACCAGCCTGGATAAAGCGGAAGTCGATCAGCTCACCCCGGCAGACCTGGCGAAAGTCCTGGAGAAGTGCAAGAAAGTGAACCCGCATTTTTTCAGGTTTCGGGCGGCAGTTCTGGAGCTCGGCACCCGCCCGGAAATGCCCACGCCGTCCGAGCCCAGCTCCGCGCCACCATCGAGGCCGTAGACAGGAACGTTTCCATTCTGGCCCGAATAGGGCACTCCGCTGTTCTCACCTATCCCTGGTCTCTTTATGAGGCTGCCCTGAAAGAAGCGAACAAGAGCCATGGCTGATCGCAACGTAACCTATCGCCTGCGCGGCGATGCGGGTGATTTCACCCGTGTTGTTAACCGTGCTGAAGCCACGCTGTCTGGCTCCTTCAAGAAAATGCAGCAGTCCTCCGGCCGTGGTGGGCGCGTGGTTGCGCAGGACTACAACCGCATTTCGGATGCCGCGGGTAAAGCGGAGTTCAAGGTTAAAGGGCTGGTAACGGCCATTGGTGGGTTTGCGCTGGGCGGTGGTGGCTTGACCGCCCTTGCGAACCAGGCCGTTACTCTGGCGGACGAAATTGCTAAGACCTCGTCTCGCCTTGGCGTCACCACAGATGAGTTGCAGCGATACCGCTTTGCGGCCGAACTTTCCGGCGTTCAGACAGCTACCTTGGAGATGGGTTTGCAGCGCTTTGGCCGCCGTCTTGGCGAGGCGGCTCAGGGAGCGGGTGAGGCGAAGCCCGCCCTTGAAGCGCTGAACATCAGTGTGCGAAATGTGGACGGTACGCTGCGGCCAGTGAATCAGGTATTCGATGAGGCGATCACCAAGCTGTCCCAGGTCGAAGATGTAACGATCCGAAACGCGCTGGCAATGAAGCTGTTTGATTCCGAAGGTGTCGCGCTTGTTCAAATTGGGGACAACATCGAACGCCTGAAAAAGCAGGCAGACGATCTCGGCTTGATCATTCCTGAAGAGCTGCTGCGAAATGCAGAGAACCTGAATGATCAACTCTCGATAGTTCAGAAAACGCTTGCGGTGAAACTGACCGCTGCCCTGCTGAAATTCGCCCCGCAGCTCAGCGCAGTTGCAGACGGATTCCTGGCCATCGCCAACAACTCTGAGGCCATCGTTTCTGCTCTGGGCACGCTTGCCAAACTGCTGGTTGCCATAAAGCTTGGATCCTTCATTCAAGGGATGGTTGGTGTGGCCACGGCATCGGTTGCCGCCGCCAAGGGCGTTAATGCGCTTCGGATTTCGCTGCAGGGCTTGAAAGCAGCTACGTTCGTCGGGCTTGGTCTGATTGCGCTGGAAATCGCCATCCAGAAATTCCTCACCTCCATTGACGACACCAACGACGCGATCACCGACAGCCTGCGCGAGAGCGAGGCGGCCATTCAGGAATTCACTCAGAACACAGCCAAGGCCTATGAGGATGTGTCTTCGGAGCTGGTGCAGCAGCGAACCGAGTACAACAAGAACATCGACAAGTTGGTGAAGGCGGAAATCGAAACGCTTGAGAAGGCTCTGAAGGCCCAGGAGAGCGTGGTTCGTGACCAGAAGTCACTGCTGAAAGACGCCACCCGGGACGCCCAAAAAGCGGCCGACGAATTCAAGGAAGCGTTTGACCAGATTCGCGGCGGCAACCAGAAGAACGAAAACCCGGACCTCATTGATTTCAGCCGGCAGATTACCGAAGCCCGCCGGCTTCTGGCTCAGGGCGACAATGAGGGCGCCGTGGATTCGGCCCTGAAAGCGAAAGACATTGTGCTGGCCCTGCAGGAGACCGGCCGGTACACCGAGGCCCAGCTGGCTGGCACGCTCAAGAAAGCTCAGGAGGTTCAGCAGGCGGCTTCCGGGGCTCTGGTGAGTGAGCAGGAAGCGGCGGTTCAGCAGGCAGAAAACGCCCTGCAGAAGATCCAGAGCCAGATCAACCTGATCAAGTCCATTTCCTTCAGCTTCGATGAAACCAAATCCCTGGAAGAAGCCCAGCGGGTCATTGGCCAGATCAAGTCTCTAATCGAGAAACAGCCGATTGTAGTGCCGGTGGAACTGAAGCCCACCAACGGCTTGGACGTTGGCTCTGCCAGCGCACCTGGCTACGCCAGTGGCGGGTTAATTCGCGGCCCGGGTAATGGCACCTCAGACAGTATTCTGGCGCGCCTCTCGAACGGCGAGTATGTCATCAAGGCGGATGCCGTTCGCAAGTACGGCCTGGATTTCCTCAACCAACTCAATGCCGGCCGCTTGCAGGGCTTCGCCTCGGGCGGCCTGGTTTCTGTTCCTAAGTCTGGCGGTTCCAGCGGCACCCCGGTGAATCTCAGCGTTGGCGGCCGGGACTATCCAATGTCGGCCAGCCCCCAGGTGGCCGCACAGCTGCGGCGTGAAACCCACATGGAGCAACTGAAGAAAGGGCGTAAGCGATGAGCTATATCAGCATTGGGGCCCTGACTGTGCCGCTTGATTCGGTGCTCACGTTCTCCCAGAGTTACCAGGCTATTGAACGCTCTACCGTGCACCGGTTAGGCGTCACCGGTACCGGCGTGAAACAGACGCTGTACGGCGGGAAGCTTCGCACCACCATTTCGGCCACCGGCTGGACCGCCCCAGGCCTGAGCGCGCTTGATCGGAGTGCGCAGCACCAGCTGAAGTGTGCGGCCACGCTGAGCAATTCCGGTGGTGTTTCCGATATCAAGATTGGTGATTCTTCTCGTCGCCGGACGGACGCCGGGTTTGAGCCGGTCGCCTATGCCATTTTCCCAGGCCATCACGTGAAAACGCCCGTCTCCGTGGATGCCGCTGGCAACTGTGTGGTCACGCCAGTGGCCGGCGCCGGTCATTACAAAGTGGACTGGTATCCCGTGTTGACGGTGCTGATCATCGATTTCACTGAAGACACCCAGGCTGATACCGCCACCTTCGTTTGGGAACTGGTGGCGGAGGAAGTGTAGATGGCTGAGCCTGTTGTGTTACCGATCGAGCTCATTGTTGAGCCCGCGACTGTTAATGGTGCGGTTGCTCTTGCGACAGAGATCGATGTGCAGTCTCCGGTTTCGGTTCTGCTTCCTGTTTCGATCTCTGTCTATAACGCCAGCGCGTTCCCCGGGCACAACGGAACTGTCAACGGAGGGACTTTCTCTGTAGCGGTTCAGATTGGCGGGCAAGACCTCACGAGCCGATTGAAGGGTACGATTGAGATCGACGCCGAAGAGGGAGCCGCCCGGGTAGCCACACTATCGCTTGTATTAGAGACAGGGACTTTTGAGCCGGACGACTGGATCAACCTGCCAGTCGAGATTGATTACCTGCAGAATGGCGTGGCATTTCGCCTGTTCACCGGAATTGTCGATCTTCCAGAGCTATCCCTCGAAGACCAAAGTATCTATCTCAGCTGCACGGATGACTACCAGTCCAGATTCAGCGCCAAGCCTCGCAGTGCTATTGAATCGATTTTCGCCCAAAGCGGTGCCCGCTGGAGTAGGGCCGTTTTTGGTGACTATGAGACATCAGAGCAGTTTGCGGAAGACCTGCTGAGCACTATCCCGGCCAGCCTTGATCTGGATGCCAATGGCCAGCTGGTACTTGGACACTGGTTCCTTGCCGGCTATGACTTCCAGTTTCTTGACGGCGAGGTGTTCCCGGATTCTATCTCAGTTGAGTGGGGGAGCCGCCGCGACATTATCAACCGTGTGAATGTTGAGGCTGAGTACACCTATCAGTTTTTCCGGGAAAGAAGACACCGCTACATCTGGGAGTACCCTCGGGCTTTTGAGGAGTATCTGGAGTCAAGCACCACGCTTCCAAACTCGGAGATGATTGATAAGGCGGCCGCTGCGGATGGTTGGACTCTGGCAGATAAAGTCTTCTACGAACGACTGCCTGAGTCTGGTGAATATTCGCTACCTGGTGGCGGGACAACTCAGTGGATCATAAGTGATGAAATCCGACAGTCTCTTGCTATCGGAGCGGATTTTACGATTCGAAAACGTTGGGTTCAGGATGTTCGTGAAAGCTACTTCATCACCGTAGAAAGCCATGAGAATGTGGGAAGGTATGGCGAGCTGGCTGAGCAGCTACGGGTGTCCCTGGACACATCGGCAGACGAAACCGGTTTCGGGGATTTTGAATCAACTCCATCAGGAACAAGCGTAACGATAGGTTCTGATTCGGCCTGGGCCACATTCAGCTTTGCTGAATTTAATGGCGCGATAGAAACTGCTATTGCTCGAGCCGGGGTGATCATACAGGAGAGTATGCGCCAGAATTCGGTGGGCTTTACGACGCTCATCCAACCCGCATTGGAGCGGCACCATTTCATTCGGCTTTCGTCTGAGCGGGTAACGGCAGAGGGTAAATGCCGTAGCTTCCGTCATGAAATCAATCTGGAGGCCGGTTCCGCTATCACAGAGATCACTCTGGCAGTGAGTCGAGGTGAAGTAACCGGTGGTACATCGCTAAGTTATAACGGGCTGAATTATAGCGAACCGGCTGTTCCAACACTGACGCTTCTGGATACGAAGCTTCAGGACTACACCGGTACTGTCCCGCCCCCTGGCCAAGCGTTTGAAGGTTACGTCGGCAATTACGTAAGCCAATTGAACAATCCTCCGAACCCCTTTGAAGAGAAATTCGCCATTTTGGCACCTGAGATTGCTGAGTCATCAAGGAACTCCATCGAGTACTCAGAGAGCCTGACCGTGCAGGTCGAAACCTTTAACCAGCCATTAACTGTGAACCTGTAGGTGTGCCATGCCTTTGAGCCTGAAGATCTATAACGACGCGGCGCTGTCTTCAGTGTTGCCCAAACTGACCGCACTGCAGCGGACGGACGGCGCCACCGGGCCCGTCGATTTCGTGTTCTATCTGGGGTCTACGGTTTCGGGTAAGCGATTTCAGGCTGCCTCGAATCCGGGCGTGGACAACATTCTGATCAGTGTTGCTGACTCCAACCCAGTTGGCGGTCAGGGTGTTGGAGCGATCAAGCTGGCCGCTTCCTCTGCAGGCCTGGACTCTGCGGTTGCCGGGGCTGCTTTAGACCTTGGTAGCGAGATTCTTTCGGGGGCCTCCAATGCGGTAGAGGTGCATGTGAGGGTGGAGGCGACGGACCTAACCGAGGGGACCTACACCGATCTTTCCTTGCAAACGAACAACCTGGTGGAGAGTTATGCGTAACCGGTTCAAGAGAGACATTAACCGGCTGGTAGATCATCCTCGCCGCTCTCCGGATTCCCGTCAGCTCAGGAATCCCGGCGGTTTAAACGCAGTGTACTCTTCAGCACTCGGTCTGCTACGGACGCCTCCCCAAGTTAGTAACCTTAATGATTTCCTAACTATACCGCGATCCGATGACGCACCAAGCGGTTGGGGATTGCCAGCTACCGAAGTGAACGGAGCTCCAATTAACGGTGGGCTAGGAACCGTTGGTGGCAGTAACCCGTGGGTGAGGATTGGCACATCTGACTATGAGCTCAATCGTTTTATCGAAACGGTTGAACACGGCAATCTTTACTTCAAACCCGCTGATGTTGCGCTGCCAATTCTTTCCTGGAAGGGACCGGAAAACGGCTACCTTTTCAATGGCTCAGGATTCACGACTTTCGGTTTTTCCGTTATCACCCAGCAGTCCTTCGGACGAGAGCTATTTTGTGGTGGTAAGAAAATTGGAGAGTGCGATGCAGGTTTCTCAATTGCCGGTGCAGCCATTCGGGGAGAGAGCTCAGGCTTCCGAATCTACTTGATTACTGTTGATGTCGATCAGGTCGTGCACTTGGAATACGCCGACATTCAGAACCTGGAATTCGCCACCCCGGTTACTGTCTGGACCAATGTGCCAGCGCCAAACAACCCGAATGCTGGAGATGGGGACTATAAAACGGACAGCGTGATTTCGTTCAATCAATCTTGTACTGCGTGTGCCTGGGTATGGGCGGGCCGGGCATACGAGTGGACGCTCGACAGCAACACGATTGTCGATCTCGATCTCAGCGAGGTGCAACCAGACGTTAATCCATCGAAGCCGCTGATTTCCGTGGCGGATGAGTTCTCGGATTATGTATCTGATCCGTGTGGAGGAGCTAATCCTTGGCCGCGTACAACGACCCAGATCGAAACGCTTGACCAGGACTGGGCGAAGGAAATAAATCGCCAGAAAAACGTTGTGGCAGTTGATTACGCCGGCGATCAGATAGTGGCTATTTGGAAAAAGACAGGGACATATCAATCCGAAGTGTTCAGCTATTCTTCATCCCACACGCACACAAGAGATGTTGTATGTGGTGCCGGATTCCCCAAGGCAATGGAGACGTTGAGCTTTTCCGGGCAGGAAACCCAGAGAGCGGGGTTCTACTTTTCATTTGATTCATTGGAAATATCAAAACAAAGTGAAACAAATCGTGAGTTTGGCGGCAGTACCGGTGAGCTTCGGAGCGTGAGCGCCGTCATTCAGGATGCGAATAACATCATGAGAGTCAGGGTAGAGGGAGCGCCTTATACAACAGCATTTGCATGGGTAGAACGCGAGGCCTACATCCGGCATGCCGATATCAAGGGTCAAACCGCGATCGTCACGGCAGGCGAAACCATCTACGTTGGTGACGATGTAGATGGCATGCGGCTATGGAACCAAACCCGCAGGCATTACTTGCTTGCGAATGGTGCAGAGCATGACTTCTGGACGGAGGATTTCGGCACGCACCGGGAAGAGGACATTCTGGATATCAACGGGAATATCATCGTTTATGATCCCAGGTATCCCGCGCTGGAGGTGAACATTGCCTCTGATCGTTATTCGCAGAAGGTGTTTGCTTCGGTGAGCGATGAGAACGGCGCCACGCTCATTAACTATCTAACCGATAGTGATCCTGTAACGCTTACAGAGATCTATGGCGCGAATCCCAGGTTCTCGCCGATCACGATTGTATAGTGCCGGCCCGCGTTCAGCTGCTGCCATCCCGCAACCCCTGCATCTTCTCGATTAGCCTATCCCATACCCGCCGCATCTTTTCCTCTCTGTATTCCTCAATCTGGGCCAGCTGGACTGCGCCCAGATTCTGGTTCACTTCCTTCATACCTTTATCCCAGCGAACACGGATATCACACCCGCCGGCATAGATCCGGATTTCTGCTTTGGCGTCAGGGGCAATGGATTGCTCCAGCTCTTGGAGCATGGCGGTGGTGATTCTCAA